GTCGAGCGGTGGACTCGCACCGAAGGCATACCGGGGGGGTGTGGGTGCGAGGCTAGGAAAAGATGGCTGAACGAGGCGGGGAACCGCGTGCAGGTGTGGTGCCGCCAGCGGCTCATCGCCCTGCGTGACTTTTACTACGCCCAGTGACGGCGAAAACCACCGTTGACGCCGCAAAGACTACGGGATAAGACTACGGCTATGCCGCTCGATCACCACTTCACGATTGCTGGACTTCGGTGGCTCTGGCGGTACTCGAAGCTACGCGGTCGGGCCGCCGGCTGGACGATCTCTCCAGACACGAAGAACCCAAAGCTCGACCGGAAGATTCTCATCGACGCGAGGCTGAAAGGCCGCCCGCTCCTTGAAACGGAAATCCACGAGGCGATGCACGCCTGCTTCCCGCAGATCAGCGAGGAGTCGATCACCGAGGCCGCGAGGGACGTGGCCCGCATTTTGTGGACCCTGGGGTACAGGATAGATGGCGAAAAAGCCCCGTGAGAGCGTCCTTGACGAGGTACTCGCGAACATTGAGCAGCGGGCGCCGCAGGCGTGGTATCAGCGAGTCTCGCCGGAGCACGCCAGCACAGTTGACGAGGTTCGCCAACTCTGGGCTGCCGGGAAGTTCGGAAGAAAGAAATATCCGGCCGCCAAGGCTATCGCCAAGTTCCTTCACGACCGCGGCATAGCGAAAGTAGGCCCGCAAGGAGTAATCGCGTGGCTCGAAAAAGCGTAGGGGCCGAGATTGCCGCCAACATCGGCGGCGACAAGGGGCTGACGATCGAAGAGGTGACGAAGAAGGACACAGCCGACGGGCTCGAAGCCCGCAGCGTGTCTGCTCGCATCAAGACCGTCGATGACCTTCTGAAGCACATCGACGCCGACCTCACGAAATTTGAAGTCGCGGCCTCTGAGGCCACGAAGTGGGAGGGTTTGACAGCCAATCGCGACACTGGCGAGCCCGTTGTCACCGAACTGCATCGCGTGTTCGTTCGCCTGCGGCCCAAGGCGAGGCCGAGCACTGCCGAGGCGGTTGCGGCGATGATTGCGGCGGCAAAGATCAAGAGCCCAAGGGTCAAGGCACACAAGCCTCGGCGCGGCCCCAGGGACGACCTGTGGCACGTTCTCGTCGTGGCCGACGTTCACGTCGGCAGGTACTGCTGGGCCAAGAGCACTGGCGATTCCGACTTCGACCTCGACATCGCTGCGAAGACGATCGCCGACACGACGGACGAGCTCATCTCCGTCGGCGACACGTACAAGCCCACGCGCAGGACGATTCTGTTTCTGGGCGATCTCTTCAACTCCGACGGCCCGTCGGGGGCGACGACCGCCGGCACGCCGCAGGATAATGACGGCCGCATTCAGAAGGTGTGGAACGTCGGGTGCAACGCCCTCATTGGCGTCGTCGAGCGGGCAGCGGCGACCGCTCAGACCGACGTCGTCGTGGTCAACGGGAATCACGATGAAATGCTTTCATGGGCATTTCAGCGAATCCTGAGAGAGCGGTTCAGAAACGACGGCAGGCTCGCGATCTCCGACAAATACACGCGGCGGCAGTACCTGTCTCACGGGGCGAACCTGCTCGGTGCAGCCCACGGCGACAAGGCGAAGAAGCGGCTCCCGCAGTTGATGGCGATCGAGGCCGCCGACCTGTGGTCGAAGTGCTGGTATCGCGAGTACCACACCGGGCACCTCCACGGGCAGGCGGCAGAGAAGTTCATCGCCACCGAGGATTCAGTCGTCCTGAGAACCGCCCCCAGCATTGCACCGGCCGACGAGTGGCACGCAGCCGGCGGCTACGTGGGGTCGAGGCGCGGGATGGAGTGTTTCGTCTACAAGCCGGAGGGCGGCCTGGTGGCGATGCACGTAGCGGGGCCGCGCGGCAAATGACCGACCTCGACTACCTCCGCTACGCCGCCAAGGTCGCAGCGACGCAGTCGCACGACAACCGCACGCAGAACGGTGCCGTCCTGGCGGCCAGAAATGCGGTCGTATGGGCGGCCAATCGCTTCCCAAAAGGGGTAGAGCAAGTGCTCGAAACGCCGCAGAAATACGCGGCAATGGAGCACGCCGAGCGAGCGGCCATTTATGCGGCCGCGAAGTGCGGGTGGAAGACGAACGGGGCGACCATGTACGCCCTCTGGTTTGCCTGCCCCGACTGTGCCAGAGCGATCATCAACGCCGGCGTCGCCGAGGTCATCGGCCACGTCACGCCGCGAGAGCAGACGCCGGAACGCTGGATGGAGCAGGTGCTGGCCGGTGAGAAGATGCTGCGGGACGCCGGCGTCGCGATGCGATGGCTCGCCGAGCCTCTGGGGGTATCGGTTCTCTTTGACGGACGGAGGCTGGAACTGTGATTATCGGGCTGTGCGGTGCCGCGGGGGCAGGCAAGGGGAGTGTGGCGAACGTCCTCGTCACCAAGTATTTCTTTGCCGAAATAGCCTTCGCCGACCCGCTTTACGCGATGGTTTCCACGCTGACCGGCCTGACGGTCGAACAACTTCACGACCGCGAGCTCAAGGAAAAGCCGATCGAGTGGCTCGGCAAGTCGCCCAGGCAGCTTCTCCAGAGCCTCGGAACCGAGTGGGGGCGGGGGATGGTGAAGGATGATTTGTGGGTTGGGATTGCGATCCGAACGGCTCTCGCGTCCGCGAGAGTCGTTCTGACCGACGTCCGCTTCGACAACGAGGCCCAGGCCGTCAAGGACGCCGGCGGGGTCGTCTGGAAGGTCGTGCGAGATTCCTACGCCTGCCTTGCCGAGGATACGGCAAGGCACACCAGCGAGGCAGGCGTAAGCCGCGAGCTCGTCGATCTGACGATCTACAACAACGGCACGCTCGAAGCCCTGGCAGGCACCGTGGATGCCGCCATGCGTAAGGCTACGCGGTTATACAATGGGGATATAGCCCCGTGTTCCGCCTCGTGAGGGCCAGCGAGCCCCGCAACGCACAGGGAGGTGCGTCGTTATGTCCGAGCCAAAGATTCGCCGCAAGTTCAAGGCCGTCCCGATCACGCTGTCCACCTCGACAGCCGTAGCCACGACGCTGCGATGGGACGATGTTGCCGGCGGTGCCCTGGAGATCGGCACCGTCTCGACGGCCGCCACAACGCTCCAAATCTGGGCGTCTGACGCCACGACTGGGCCGTTCTACCGGCTCCGCAAGATCGACGGCAGCGTGGCCGACATCACCCTGTCGCCATCGACCGTGACGGGCGGCGTCTACCCGCTGCCCGACGAAACCTACGGCTGCGGCGCGATCAAGATCGTCAGCGCGACGACGAACAGCACGGCGGCCGTTTGCGTGGTGATGCTCAAGACATGAGCGGGCAGGAAATGGGCGACACGCTGAAGACGGTATTAGAGCGGTGGGGTTTTCCTACCCTGGTCGCCATCTTTTTTGGATGGATGCTCAGGTCTGACATCCTGCTACCGCTCGTCGAGCAGCACTCCGCATTCCTCCAGACCGTGGCCCAGAGCCAGAAAGAGATCGCCGAGGCGGTGAAGGAGCAGACGAAGCTGCTATACGCCCTCCAGCCGAGGGCTGGCGAGAAGGCGAAAGACGAGCAGCCGTAAGGCTGCGCCACATCCCTTACTGTAGAGTCATTCCGCCATGCCGATGTCGCCAAGGTTGCTTCGCCCCAGGGCTTCCGGCTTGGTGCTGCCGACCGACGCCGACGCGCGGGCCTACGTTCTCGCGGTCAACTCTGCCGACCAGCAACCGCTGGAGCCGCTGGTTGTGCAGGCTATCGACGCCTTTGTGATCGGCTGCAAGGCTGACGGCATCTGGTCGGCCATCAGGGACTGCTGCCTACTGGCTGGCGCTCGCACGCTCACCGGCGCTCTGGTGCCAATGAAGGGTGCGTCACCGACCAGCAACGCATTTCTTGCCGCCGACTACGCTCGCGGCGGCACAACGCCAGGACTCAAGGGGAACGGTTCGACTAAGTACCTGGACGCAAACAATCTCGCTACGGCCTACTCGCAGAATGACTGCCATGTGTCAGTCTATGCGACAGAAGTCGGAACGCTGGCAACGACCCAGCAGTACATCGGCTCATCTACGCTTGGGTTGCTGTCGGCTGGGAACTCCAAGCTGAGGGCTAGAGTCTTTTTCGGCGCTGGCGACAGCACGGGCAACCTGCGGGCAGTTGGTTTGATGGGCGGCAGCCGCTCGGCAAGTGGGTCATATATCGCTCGCGGTGCTGGCGCAAACGAAACCATCAGCGGCACGTCATCTGCTGCGTCTAGCGTGCAACTGCCCGTTTTTGCGAGGCGACAGGCTCCAGTTGAAGGAGTCGACATTGCATCCGATGGCAGGCTAGCGTGGTATTCCTTGGGTTCCAATGTCGATCTGGCGTTGCTGGATTCTCGCCTGACCACGCTCATTGACGCTATCAGGGTCGCCGTCTAATGACACTCGCTGACTACACGCTCCCGATTCCATACGAACAGGCGAAGTCGCTTGCGGTGGTGTTTTCCACAGAGTTGGCAGACAGGCTTGTGGAAGTGCAGCAGCAGTACGGGAGCCAGCGGCACGCCATTATTGCCGCAGGCCCGCTACCTGACGGTCGGATGTTCCATTCGGCAGACTTGGTGAGCGAGTACGGAATTGGGCCAGATGGCCTGTATTCCGCTGGGTTCTCGCATCTTAACGCGAGCCGGTTTGACGAGGTTGAGGTCATGCCGATGGCGGATGTCATGGCGATGATTCCTCTGCCGTCTGAAGTGTGAACGGCCCTAGACCAGAAATGTGGGGCCGCGCGTCTCTACACCCACAGTGTTCAGCCGAGTGATGTAGTGCCGCGCAAGCGTTGCGCCGCTGGCGGAAGCGGGTAGAATGTTCGCCATGAGCGACCAGCGGTGGATACCAGTGAGCGAGCGGCTGCCCGAAGAGGATCGCCTTGTGTTGTGGTATCGACCAGACGAACGGTGGCCGGTGACCTCCGGGCGTTTTGAGCGGCCACATCATGTTGATGAAGGCGGCGACCTGTGCGTGCCATTCAGCGAGGGGCGGTACACACACTGGATGCCTCTGCCGGAACCGCCAAAGGCTGAATGACGCTACATCGACTAGGTAAGGCTTTCGCGAAACCCGAAACGTATCAGAAAAGATACAAAAAACGAACGAATCACAATACGATCAGTTGTCAAAAGTGATATGTTTTGCTTACCGAATCACCGATCACAACCTCGCCAGCCCGCCACGCGCCCTACGTTGGTATGAAAGGCAGGCGAGGTAGCCCCCAGGCGTAAGCGGCCCGACAACGGCGTGGCAACGATGGGACGGGGGCGGCAGCGGACTGATAAACCGTGTCGCCCACCCCCGCCGGGAGGTTTCTGACAGGAGCAGCGTACATGACCATGCCTAACGAACGAACCTACGCCGTCTGCCGTGCCAGGGATTTCCTGCGGCGTCTGGCCTCGCCATACGCTGGCGGCATCAAGGGCATCCGCCGCGACATCCGCGAGGAAGCCCGACGCATCCTTCGCCACTACCCCGCGTGGTTTGATCTGAGCAGGGCCGACGCCTTCGATGAGGCCGCCGCCATTCGGTACGGCGAGCAGGAGACGGGCGAGGATTGGCTCCGCGAGATGGGCAAGCCTATTACGAAACCTATGCCCAAACGAAAACGGGCATAGGTTGCGCTACAGCGAAAAGA